AAGTTGGCGTTGTGCGTATTCTCTATTAGGATTAGAAGGATCATTTGCAGCTTTTTTTGCAGCAGTAATAGATACTTGAAGATCTTTTATCCGTTTTTTAATTTCTCTTTCAGTAGCCATTAGGACACACCAATCGCTTGCTTAAATACATCATAAAATGATTTGACCTTTTGCGCTCTTGCTTCATCGGTGCCAGCAATTTCATTTATTAAAAACTGTTGTTCGTTTATTCCACCAGTGGTTTGTGAAGTGGTAGTAGCAGAACCACCAGTAGTTACGGTGGTTGTAGGAGCAGCCGCTTGCGCTTTTTGTAGCGCTTGAGTATATCTATTCAACTCTGCTTTACTTGGTCCACGACCAACCTGGTCTTGCATAACAGCAGTGACAAGTGCTTCTGCTGTGGTTGAATCAGATAATCTAACACTCTTGGATACTCTTGGTCCACCAGCGCCGCCTGCACCAGAGTCAGATACTGCTGATAAGTAACCAAATAACCCTGTTGAACTTGGATTAAATTTATTGTAAAGAATAAAATCTGCATTGGCTTTTAGAAATTGATCTCTTAAATCATTAGTTGGTTTACTTGTTACCTTTACAGAGTAACCTGCTTTTTTTAATGCACTAGATAATGTCTTTAGAGTATCTGGTTGATATTTGTAAAATTCAGCAATAACTTGTTCATAGTTAATTGCAGGAGCATTGGTAGTTATAGTTGATTGACCGGAGTTAGTTCCGCCACCTTGCCAGGCTGTAGGTCCCATCATCGCAGGATCTTGTTTTTTCACCTATACTCCTAATCTAACAATCTGGAAAATAAAATGTCATATGCTGCTTTAGCATTAGAGTTTGTTTTTGATATATCTTCTAATTGAGATATGGTTGAGGCTAATGCTGAATCTTGCAACTGTGATCCAACTGATCCAAGTAGCGCAAACTGCGCTCTTTGTTCAACATATCCGTTGTAGATACCTAGCATTTGTTTTAAGCTGTCGTAAGCCTTTGGTCTAACGTTTCTAATCTCTGGGTTGTCAAGCATAATTGACAGATCCTTTAGAGCATTTTGACGCTTGATAGCCTTCTCGCCACCTTGAGCCAACTCTTCTTGAATTAACGGATGAGTTGCTTTCCATTCAGTTGACCAAGACTGCCAGCGATCACGAAGATCTTTTTTAGTATATGGATCAAAAGCATTTTTAATAGCATCTAAGTAGTTTGATCTATTGCTATAGTAGGTCTGTAAAGATGCGGCAGTTTGGATCTCACGAGTAAATTCATCTACACGCTTGCTTGGTCGTAATCCCATAGTTGACATTGTTTGATACGCATCCCAAGAAAAATCTCCTTGGTATGGTATTAAGAAAGCTGCGCCTTCTGGATATTGCTTAAACAATCCCTTGTTGTTGTCAACAAACGCACCAGACTCTTCTGCATAGCGCACTAGCGCTACAGTCTTACGGTCTGATTCTGAAATGGTATATGGAATCTGCTTAGGGAATAGTTCTATCCACCGTTGAGTAGTAGCATCTATATCGCCGTTGTTGTCAGCAAGCATTTGATTAAAGACTTGCTTAAAACTTTGGCTTCCGTTATCTCTTACCCATTCAGCCATATCTGATTTAAGAGCTATCTGTGGGGAAGCAGGTAATACAAGTCCAGAGAAAGCACGAAGAGCAAGAACAGTAACAGTTGCATTTTTAAGTTTGAGTCTGTAATCTTCTAATTCACCAACAGTTGGTGGAATCAGTACGCCATTCTCGTCAACTTGCTGTGGAATACCGTGACCTGAAGCCTCTAGGTAGGTTACTGCCTTACGAGATGCAGAGGCATATTGCCCATCTCTTTCATCTCTATTAAGTAAGGCATAGACTTTATTGACGTGTGCAGGAAGTAATGCGGAAATCATTGGTTGGTTTTCTGCATATTTACCAAGTGATGCACCAACTACTGTGTCTACCCACGCTGGATTGTCAAATGCAACATTCATTACATTCTCAAATGTTTTTATGCCAACAGCGGCTAATGGACCAGCAAAGGTAGGGAATATAGAATCAACATTAAGAGATGGAGTAACCATATTAAGTTTTGCGCCAAACTCAATAGGCATCGGTGTCTTAAATGAGGGTGCTATACCAAATGCAATAAGCATACCCTGCATAGCCTTATAGGATACAGCAGTTCCTGGGTAGATAAAATACTTTTGACCTTGATCGTCCTCTTGTATCCAACCAGAGTGTGCTATTCCTTCATAGGTAAGGGAAGCACGAGCAATAGATTCTGGGTTATAGCGTACTGCCTTGTAGACACGGCGAGAAAAGTCTTCAGTTGCCCGATAGAATCGTGCAAAGTTTCTAACATTGAAAGCAAGTTGTGTTTGAATCAACGGATTATCTACAAAAGATAGTACACGCATCTTAGCGCGTTCTTCTGCAATCTCTGCAATTTTCTTTTTGGCTATAGTTTCAGCTTTAAGTAACTTAGCAGGATCTGTAATACCTTTAGTATGTGCTGCGATATAAGCATCGTAGAATCCAGTTTCTTTCATTTGCTTACGAACTTGGACTATCTCCTGGAATACCATTGGTTCACGGGAGAAGCGAGCATTTTGCTCACCCATCCAATCCCAACCGCGTGACATCAGAGATGCTGTGTAATTATCGCTATCTGATACTGGAATAAGTTTAGGACCAAGAATTGATGGTGGCATATTGATAGGCTCTGTAGGCAAATCACTAAGGTTAAGTTCTCCACTTATTTTGTAAGATTGAGTTGTATCATCCCAAACTCTTACTTTGTTAAGAAAATCTGTATTAAGAGTTAACTTATCATCATTTTTAGTAAACAATTGTTTAGCAGAATCAAAAACTGCCTTAGCGTGAATATCAATGTTTCCATTTATTCCTGGTGAGTATAAACGAAACCTGCTTGCCACATTTGGATTCTCTGTTAACCAAGTTTTAATAAGAGATAAAGCCTTTACTTCATCATCTAAATTAGCAACAGCAATTCTTCCAAGTCTATCATTAGCAAAAAAGTTTACTTGCATCATCCAGGCTATAAGAGATGTATCATCATAGGTATTAGGTGTGATATTTTCATATCCTGCACCTTTTAGTTTACGAAGTTTTCTAGGTAAATTAACTTTAAGTTCTGCGGTTCTACCATAACGGCGTTGGTCTGCCAACGCACGAGTAGCAAAGTCTGTTCCGGTAAAAGAGTTCTTTCCACCTTCTACAACATCAGCAAGTGCGTTATCTAAATTACCATAACGAATATGCTCTGCTAATATCTCAGCATCTTCTTTACCAAAGGTAATACCAACACGAGCAAGTTTAGATTCAGTTACTGCTGTAGCAAATATTTCACGAATCTGAACAACATCACCTTTAGCTGCTGTAACAAGCGCAGTAAAACGGTCACGATCTGCTCCACGTGCTATACGGTTAATTACTCCAAGTGGATCTGCTGATATTCGATTGATGATGTTTCCGTCAGCATCGTATTTGGCAAAGGTACGAACCTTGGTTGAGAGTAAACGTCCCTTGGCTAATCCCCAAGGTGAACTGCCAATAGCAAGGTGAACCATTAAGTCTTCAGTAGCGTTACGCACTGCATATCGTGGCCCTGCTAAAGTAAGAAATGACCAGTAAGAGGTCATCTTGTTTACCCAATCTGCGTGAGCAAGGTTTCCAAATACTTTTAATAAACCATCTCTGGTTGCCAAACGATCAATATCTGAAATACTAGGTGCGCTAACAAGTGAGGTTAATTGAGATGGAATAACTGCCATTGATTCACCATCAGGGCCAAACTTAGATGGATTGTATAATTCTTTCATACCATTAGGAAGTAATCGTTCGCCATCTGCTGCATACTTTGCTGGATTCTTACCAGTAGCAGCACGTACAAGATCATCTCCACCGGTGGTAACTTTTAATCCTCTGAAGTCAGAGATAGTTTGCCATAAACCGTAGAATATTTCCTTGCGAGTTCCTTCATCTGCTGCGTCAAAAGCCTCGCGTACTGCCTTAGAGTAATACTGTGGCATATTAGTACGGGCTAATTGATAAATCTTTTCAGAAGCGTCTTTACCAAGCACATCAAAGAATCCATCGTTGAAAAGTGGTACATAAGTAAACTTTTGTTTGAAACGATCTAAGCGATACTGTACTTGCTCTGTAGAAAGTCTAGCCATACCTGTTGGTTTAACTTTTTTTAAGCCTTTAACAACTTCTATTCGGCCTGCTTCGGTTGTAAGTTTTTCAGCAATACCGTCATTTGTTACTACACCAAAGTATAATGCCTCAACAAGTTTAGATCCTACTTTATCAATATCAAATACTTTGTTTAATGTTGTAAGTGTAGCAATACGAGCTTTGCGAGATACGTCTAGACGTGGAATAAGCACACGAGGACGGCTTGGTTGTCCCTTTAGAATCTCAACCATTTGTTCAGAGTTTTTGAAGTAAGCCTTAGCAGTTAAAGCATTTGATACTGGAACTGATAATTTGTTCATCTCATCAATTACTGCTGGACCAAACTCCGGTGCAATAGTTTTTAATCTATTACGAGCAGCAACTGCGGCATCATTTTCTCCTGCTTTTTGAGCAGTGCGAAGTTTAGAAAGTTCAGCACCGTATTCATCCCAGAAGTTAGCTACCTTTGGTTCTGCAAATACTTCATCTAAATTACGTGGATTTAATGGTCCTACTTGCCACCATCTAGTTTTGCCAGCGGTACCAAGAACTACATCCAAAGAATACTTAGCAGCATTAACCGCTTTAACTACCTTACCAGCCGCAAGGGTTGGATCAGAAAATACTCTATAAGCAGCATCAACAGTACCGGATACTGCACGATAATAAAATCCAGATCCTTCTAATTGCTTAGGTGTAACTAAATTTGCAATTTGCCGACCAGGAGAATACTTTGCAGCATTAACTGCATCTAATATGTTTTGAAATTTATCTTCTTCTGAGCTTTTTCCGGCAATAGACGCGGCATAGGCTTGTTGCGATGGAGTTAATGTTTGTCCTTGAGTAAGTTTTGCTAAAGGAGTGCCAGCAGCTACTGCCATAGCAACTGTTACTTCATCATCGCCAAATTCATTTTTAGCATTAGTAATGCGATTTGGATTAAATACCTTGTTGCCATTATCATTAGCTATATCCCAAGCATTACCAGCACCAAATATAGGTTTGTTTTGATCTAAAGCTATTGCTTCTGTGCGATAAAGACGAAGCATAAGGTCAGATGCTTCACCCATTACCTTAAATGGAAATACCACAGCCTTTTTGGCTGCTCCTATTACATTACCAGCATAATGAAATGCAGTTCCAATAGGATTGTATTCTTTAGTTACAGTTGGATCTTCATTACCAAATGTTTGAACTAAAGATTGTTGTTGACCTGCTGGAAGATTATTGTATTGCTGTTGAGCAACCGCTGATGGTAATTGAGTTAATTGATTATGTACGGCAAAGGCTTTAGAAAGAGCGTTGATACTTTCTAATTCTTTTCCTGTAACACCTGCGGCTGATGCCGCTGCTTTTAGATTAGAAGCCACTAAAGACCTCTTGAGAGCATCTGCTGATACATAACAGCAGTCTCACCTGTTGGGTCAAATGGAATCATTTTTGCTAAAGTATCTGATAGTTTTACGGTTGAGGTCTGCATACCAAGTATATTAGATCCAGGTCCTGGTCCAATATCTACACCTGTTGTTATAGGTTCATTTGGTCGTTGAGTTGGTGCGCTAAAAGGAATTGCTTGTGGTTGCATACCACCGGCACCACCGGTAGCTGAAAGTGGAGCGCCTGCTTGAATAGCGGCTGTCTCAACACCTTCGCCGTAACCGGAAGATGGAATATCTCTTTGTGGTTGACGCATATCGCCAGGACCACCATCTGTACGTTGTGAAAACTTACCTGGACCAGAGAAAGTTGCTGGATTATTAGGCTTTTGGTATCCGCCTTTACCTGCCATTATTCCTCCTTCATCATTTGTTCTAAATCTTCGTGCATCTCATCTATGCGAGATGCAAGTTCTGTTTCAAAGTCAGTGTGTTGATTTAATAGCCAGAGCAGTTCCTTAAAGAAACCTGCAATTGACATTGTTATATTAAAAAAGAATACTATTGACAACATTCCAAAATGAATAGGACGTACCGGACGATTCATCTGCACCCTCCGGTACGGTCTATCAATTTCATTATTAAGCCTTTGTTCCTTTGCGACCTGCTGGAGTAATTCCGAAGTATACTTTTCCGCCTGCTGGCTTAGAAGTATCCATTTTGCCTTCGACTGGCTTACTTACAGATGCCGGTGCTTGTGATCCTTTATTCATATTCCACCTCCTAGTTATGCTGCGCCACCAATGGAGGCTAGTAGTTGTGCTATATCGGGACGAGATTGTGGGCCAGCAGCAGGGGTTGCACCTTGAGAGGGAGGAACCTGCGAGGCAGCGGTGGGAACCATACCTGCTGCTGGAACTTGTTCTGCTCCCATAGGCGGCATCTCTGGTGCTGGCGGTGGAGCAAATGCTTTTTCTACTACAGTTTCTAACTGTTGACCTTTTTGACGGCCTGCGATAACTGCTGCGATACGAGTGATAGCTTCTGTAGGATCTTGTCCTGCTGCTGCCATCTGTGGAATAGATTGTGCGTACTGTGCAACTGCTACTCGCAGTGAGTCACGCATCTCTTCAATATCAATTCTTTGTTCTTCTTGGGTTACATTCATATCAATTGGTAGTTCACGACGAGCATAGTCGCGGGAAACTAACTTATCGCTACGCATTTGTAGTAATGCGATAACTGCGCGGTTAGGGTCCATACCAGACATAATGCCGTAGCGAACATCAATAGCGTAATCTTTATTGATGTCCCTTGATGGCACATACTTTAGGATGTATGGAGTTCCATCATCAATACCACGAATAGTTTTTTGCATTGAACCAAAAACTACTTCATCTACTTCTAGGCAGAGTCCAAGCAATTCAGTAAACAACCGAGCAAATTGGGCTTGCGCAGATTTAATCTGCGTATCAAAGCCTTCTTGTAGCGCCTGGACTCCACGACCTGTAACGACAGATGCGTTGATCTGTCCTGAACGTGTTTCTGGATAACGAGCGCCGAGACGAAGCTCGCGCTCAAGTACACCAGACTCAGCAAATACACCCTGCGGAAGTTCCAATGGAACTCGGCGGATTAACTGTGGGTTTGCTGAACGAAGAATAGCGTCAGGTCCAAGTGCTAACTCCTGCACATCCTGTGGAATAGCAATCGGTGCTTGAATAGATTTTTCTGCTGCTTGAATTTGTAAGACTGCAAAACGAGCGCGAGCAAGTTGTACTGCTAGTACATCATCAAACTGTCCACGAGCCTCACCGTCAATGGAGAAACGCTGTGCCACACGAGCCATACACTTACCAAATTGGTTTGGTGTATTAGCAAGAACTAAGTTGTTACGACTTGGAAGGAAGATCATATCTTGCTCTTTGTCGTGGTAACGAACCATATCAATATAGGTTGCGCTTTGTCCGTACTGTTGGCGTGGAAGAATATCTTTTGCAAACTCTGGATACATAGCAGCCAAAGTCTCAGGGTCCATCTGGACCACTTGAGTTAGAGATACAGTGCGACCGAAGCGGTCCATTTCTGGGTAAACGCCAAATGGATTAAGCAAACGGATCTTTGGTGTATTTGTTTCGTAATCTACTTCAATAATACCAGGTAACATACCGTAGGTATTAAACCAATCTGCACCGGAGTACATTTGGATCTGTAGTTCTGAGGAACTAGAGTAATAGTTTACAATCCGAGTGCGGGTATCTGCACTTTTTCGAGCAGCATCAGAGACCATATTGGATGCAGAACAGTTGAATGATGGCAGAGGTGCCATCGCTTCAGCTAGATCACGAGCAGCAACATCAATAAAGTTTGCGACTAAAGGTTTTGGATAATCCTCAGAGAACATCGCTGGATAAACTTTACCAATATCGCCTTGACGTACTGATAGTACGTCACGCATCCTTTGGTCACGAGCAGCATAGCGCGTTTGAAGACGCGATACCTTTGCTGCTACTTCTTTTGCTGTTAACAAATTAGTTCCTTACTTAGTATTTCTTTTAGCTTGTGCTTGTACACGACGATTAGTACGTGATGCTTCTCCGTATGGCTGCGCTGCTTTGCGTGCAAGAACTCTTCCAACTTTTTGTTCTTTTTCGCCCATTGCTATTTTATCATAAGTGACTTGTTTGTCACTTGCATACTGAGGTGTTCTTAGTTCTTTGTAGCCTGCTGTTACGTTGGATCTTCCACTTTTTACAATTGCTTTGGCTTTATCTACTGCGCCTTTTTTCTTTACTAAATTTGTTGCTGTTGCATTTGCAGTAGTAGGCTTTGCTTTTTGTTTTGGCATATTTGCTTTAACTTCTTTAGCAAAATTAGGATTTGCCTTTAACAATCTAGAAAAAGGCGTATTTACTGCTGCTTTCTTTGGTGCTACCATTTTATTCTCCTTGGTTAGATGAATTGTTTCTTTTGGTCTTGTTGTGCTTCTAGCAGGTCTTCTATATTTACTACTGCGCGTTTACTTAACTCTGCCCTAGACAAAAATGGGTTTTTCATATGGTGTACGTTGTTGTTACCATAATTGATAATCTCTCTTGCTCTAATCTCACAGAACCAAAGAGCCATCACCATATCTGTCTTACCTTTTGTGGTGGGCGACCAAGTAACTAACTGCTCAATCATTGACTTGATGTTCTCAGTCTGGTCACTCGGTAGATGTATTAAGTTATCTCGATGGTGTTTACCATCTTCCTGCTTAGTGCCAAACAAGGTGGACATAGATGCCACACCAAAGCCGGAATCCCATTTATTATTACCAGTATGGTGTTCTCTTAATCTCACACCACGATTAGCTAGGTATTGCCTGATACCTTCATCTTGAGTAAGGAAAGCCTGAAAGGCGTTCTTCTCAACTATCCACTCACTGGGTGCGTAGGTAACAGTCCAATCAAATATGATCTGGCGAATCTGGGCCGGAGTAGGCCGCGTAATTTTAATTGTGTCAACAATGTATCTCTTATATGTAGTGCGATCAATTGCATAGCAGACAACTGCGGTATCTCCTACCATAGCAGGATCTAATCCACATACCGTTACAAAACCATTGGTAGACTTAGGATGACCTGGATGACCAGGGGTCAATGGTCCAGACTTACGCATACCATCAATAGAACCACGCACAGATACCGGATCAAAGATTGCATCATCGGATATATCTTGTTGCTGGTAAACTAAAGCCCAAGTAGATGTATCCATCTGCTGGCGTTCATTCCACAAGTTTTGACCATTCCATCTAGGATATAGTCCAGTCTCTGGGTGTTTATCTTCTTCGGTCTGTCCATCAAAAGGTGCATCGGTATAAGGCCAAAGAGTTTCCCACTTAGCAGGATCATCATCTGTTTGAAGTAGAGCTGGCATAGCCAGGTAAGTCCAAGGAACTATTCCGCCAGGGTAGCGATCTTCGTTGCGTAGCTCACGATACAGATCAATAGCAGATACGCGGGTACCGACAATAATTAATTTACCGGTAGGGTTGAGACGGGATCTAACATCCTGGTTCAACCATTTAATCTGGCGTTCAAAGTCATTAGCATTAGATAAGGTAACTGCGTCATCTACAATAATCATATCTGCACGTTTACCGTAGATCTGACCGCCGATACCAACGGCTTCTATATTGGGATCCTTCTCAGATGATTCCCGCAGTTCATCACCAAAGGTGACGCGAGTTGCCTGCCAAGAGGCACTCTTAGTGTTAAACCCTACGCCAGCAGCGTAAGCTGCTTGTAAGTTTTCATACATAGGATGAGTCAGTCGTTGCTTGATGGCGTAGAGAAAGTCAGCAGCCAGACGTTGAGTCTGGGATACTATAAGTATTCTAAAGTTTGGGTTCTGGCAAAGCATCCAGGTTACATAGTCCACAGTGATAGTCATAGACTTCGCGTGGTTTGGTGGGATGTTTAATAAGATACGACTGGCTTGACCCTTTTCGTATTTCATAGCTGGATGGAGCCAAGATGGCTCACGTCCCTGGATCACATCTATTAAGTTCTTCTGATGTGGAAAAGTCTGGGAGTGCAAGAAGCGCTCCCTGAAAGATACGAAGTCTAGGTCCATTACATCTGTGGATGCAAAGACCTTATCCCGAAGTCCTAGCCTGGTGCGATCGGCTTTGTCTGCAAAAGCTCTATCGGTGCGCCGGTAGTATTCATATGACTTAATAGATTTGCCCGCAGATTTGCAAGCCTCTTCTACTGTCATACCTTCTGCCACGCAAGTTAAAATAATTCGCTTGGCTATGTCGGCTGTATTTTCAGCCATTAGTCTCCTTGTGGATAAACCTGTGGATAACCGGCTGCAATTAGTTTTGCACCAGAGGGAAAATGGCTACAGAGGGATCATTGGAAAAATGATATAGCTATCCGCACTAAAAAACGCCGGAGGCGTTATTAGGGGTTATTACCTCCTACGCCATAGGGGCTACGGAGGTTACACCGTAGTAGCCTTAATCGGGGGCTACAGCCCCAATCGTTACACTTCTGGGGCGTTCCGCCCCCTACTTATACTAAGGCGGGAAAAATACCCTATTTCCCGCTTTTGGAAAATAAATCTTTAGAATGTGATGTAACTCACTATCTAAATACGGACATAGTAGTACATACAGCCCCCCATTTAGTGTAGATATTTATTGTGGGAGTACCGCACAGGGCTACGCACAATTCAACAATAGGCGGGTCGTTGCCGGTAGGCGGGGCGGTATTTTTTGGCGGTAATGCGGGGCGGTACGGGGCAGATCGGGGCGGATCGGTGGCGATCGGTAAGAATAAAGAGCGGGGCGGGCAGGCTATCCGGCAAGGCTCCCCCGTTAAGTAATAGCTACCTGACAAGGTAACGCGGGGCGGATCTCCTCCTCCTTCTACCCTTCAACAAGGCGCGGATATTGATCCTCCTCCGATAGTTGAACTCTCACCGGATATGCTCTACCCTGATCCTAGTGAGAGATCCTCTCTCATAAGTAAGGGGTAAATAATGAGCCAAAAACTAGAAGAGATCGGCCTAGCGTTAAGAGATCTAAACGCGCCACGATCAAGAAGAGAAGAGATCAAGCAGGAGCGCGAGAGATCCCGCGCCTATTTATTAGAGCTATTCAACGCGCAAGAGATCCCTACCGTGTCCACTATTATTCGCCACGTTAGCTCCTCCGGTATGTCTAGGGATATCTCCCTAGTGAGCGTTAATGATCGCGGGCAGATAGTTAATCTCGCGTGGCATATAGATAAGGTCTGCACCGTCGGAGCGTTGAAGGAGCGCAACGGTTCGCGGGTTATCCGCGTTAATGGCGCGGGTATGGATATGGGGTTCCATATTGTCTACTCTCTCTCCTCCGTACTTTACGGGGACGGCTATAAGCTCCGGCAAGAGTGGATATAAATAGCTATTTATTAGCGCGGGAGGGCAGACCCTACCGGAGGCGCAACGCCTCCCTCGCGCACTATCTGGCAAGGAGCCGGATTAGATAAGGGGTAGAAGATGATAGTAGAGAGAGTGCGCCATTCTGGCGCGATAGTAATCTCCGATCTAATCGGAGGGTATCTCGTAACGCGATCCTATTACGGCTACACGCGACGCGACGCCATCCGCCTATTTAAGGAGAGAGAGGGGGCGGGAGATGAATAGATCTCTAACGATCCTCACCCTATCTCTAGGTTATGCGGTAGTGATCCCGCTATTGATATCTATGGCGAGGGAGTTCCATCGAGAGGGTATGGCAAGAATTAAAGCGGGAGAGGGGAGGGGCTAACTGTGAGCGCGATCAAGAATTACTTTATGGATATTTATGAGATGGATATGGATCAATTGATGGATCTAGTAGGAGATGGAGATCCAGAAGGGATCTTAGGTTAAGCCTACACGCTCCTTCTCCGGTAGTTGACTATCGGAGGAGGGGAGCGTAGCCTTAACGCTACGATCCTCTTCCAGATAGGGAGAGGGCGATAACCATAAGGGGTAAACTATGAATGATACTATGCAAGAGAGTAAGAAGGCTACCGATACTATTAGCGTGAAGGCTACGGTATTAAGAGAAGTATTAGAAGGGGCAGGATTACACGCGAGTAAGGATAGTAGCCTTCCCACGCTTAACGCGGTAAATATAGAAGCGGGAGAGGGCAAGATAATCGCTCGCGCTACCGATAGGTATCGCTTAATTAAGGGAGAAGTAGCGGGAGAGGGAGATCTATCCTCTAGCCTTATCCCACTATTAGATATTAAGCGTGTTATCACGCTAATTAAGGAGGAGAAGTGGGAGCGGGAAGTTCAATTATCCCGCGTAGGAGATCTCCTAAGTGTTACCTATAACTCTAATACACTTACGATCCTTCTATGCTCCGGTACCTTCCCGCCTAGCGATCACCTATTCCCCGATATCAGTAATCCTTCACCTATCGGTGAAGTAATGCTTAATCCGGCTCTACTGGCAGATTATGGCAAGATAGCTGGCAAGAAGGAGGGAATTAAGTTGATCTTTTCTGGAGCCGGTAAGGCGATTACCGTAGAATTACCTGAAAATAAGAATATCAAGTGGAGCGCGTTGATTATGCCTATGAGAATATCCTCTTAGCGCGGGAATATCTTTCACTAGAGAGATCTAGTGGAGGGTATTCTCCTTCTAATAGTTAGCTGGAGAATAGATAAGGGGTAAATAATGAGTAATGAATACTGGAATAAGTATTATACCTCCCTAGTAGGAGCGAGAATACTCGCCTATTGCGGTATGGAGGGAGAGGAGGGAGAAGGCTTCCCTACCTTCACCGTTAGGTTCGCTAATGGAGATACGGGGCAGATCGAGATCTCCCAAGATCCAGAAGGTAATGGCGGAGGGTTTATTTTTGGACTTCTAGCTCCGGAGCGTGTCTAATGGAGATAATTCACGATCATATAAGTAATGACGCTCACCGTAAGATCACCGATACCTATACTCTAGGAGCCTATCGCGTGAAGGTTTACACTTATCACGATAAGAATAAGAAGGCTTACTGGAGCATTATCAGCGAGTGTACCGTTGAACCTAGTGGCACTACGGGGATCTACTTCGAGAAGTCTAGACCGCAGATAGATCTTAATAAGCTAATCAATAGTGCTATCGCGAGCCGGTATAACTATCAGCACCTAATCTCTCACCATAATAAGGCTCTTCATATGGTTAGAGAGCTAATAGATCAACTACTGGAGAAGGAGAAGGTAAGCGCATAAGATTACACGCTAGGGCTAGGGTAGTTGATTATCCTAGCCTTAGAGCGTAGCCTTATGGTTACGACCAGCTCCCAGAGAGGGAGAGGGAGAGATCAGAGTAAGGGGTAGATATGAATACTTATAGGTTCAGCGTAGAGAAGTATTATGTAGTTAAGGCGATTAGCTTTGATGAAGCGGTCGAACTACTTAATGATAAGAATGAATATACCTATCTGGTAAATGAAGAGTGGCAACTATTAAGTGAAGAAGAGGAAGTGAGTGCGTAATGGGAGAACTAGAGCAATTCTTAATCGTAGAAGCAGAGTGGGTGTTGGAGAGATTAAGCACCGGCACAGAGAGTAACGACCGTAATTACTACCAGGGCAGACTAGATCAGCTCGCACAAGTGAGGCGATTATTAAACCTACCGCAAGTAATGAGAGAGAGGGTATAAGTAATGAGTGAGCAACAATTTGGCTTAATCGTAGTAATAGAGCGCGGGGAGAAGTGGAGTAGCGTATCCATATTCGACCCGCTAGATGAAGCGTTGGATAAGTTACCGATCGCTACCGGAGAGGGTTCGCATTGGCGAACCGCTATGGGAGAGGCGTTAGGCAAGATCGAACTACCGGAGAAGGAGGGCGAGTAATGGATACGACAGACATATTGAAAGCTCTAAGCACAGAGGAGAGGGAGTGCGAGATATGCGGATCTAATAGTTGGCGCATATTACACGCAGGAGATGAGAGTAATTGTGAGTGCGAAGGCGAGTGCTTGCGTGTATGCGATAACCTGTTACTAGATGATGACGGGTGTGATGGAGTGGCAATTCTAATAGAGGGGGAGGGTAAGTAATGGCTAAGAAAAGTAAACCTGTATGTATGAAGTGCCTAAGTAATGAAGCGTTATACATAACGCTAGGTAATGGTGAGCGTTTGCCTAGTTATACAATGAAAATCGGTATAGGAATAGTCTGTAATGGATGTAAAAATAAGGAGGTAGCGTAATGTACCTTGAAGATGATGAAGCAAGAGGTAAAGCTGATACCTGTAACGATTGCGGTAATGAAGGTAAGTGGTGTAGCTGTGGAGAAGATCCAGATCGAACCTATAAAGAAGGATTGGAGGAAGGCAAATGAACGATTCAATAAGTTGGAGTGAATTAGCAGAACTTACTCACACTACTCAGGTTGAAAGATTTAACTGGTGTAGTTGCGAGGATAATGAAGGTAATGAAAACCCTTATACCGATTGTCCAGTAAATGAGTGATCCAACGGCAGAATATCTGCTATCCAGAGGTATGTTGCACCAACGTAATGCCGTTAAGTCTATGGCAGAAGGCGATAAGGAGCGTTCAATTACCGAGCTGATGAGTATGGTTCACTATCTGACACTAGGCACTACGAAGGCGAGGGATAATGCGCCAGATACTAATACCACCAGCAACGCTTCAGTATGAAATTGTAGGAGAGGGCGATAAGCCTCTTTGGAGAGGGCTAAACCCTGCTGATGCGATAGAGATATTCAATCGTAATCGTGAGGTAAAGATCGTAGTAACTGCGTGGCCTAGCGACCACTTAGCTCCACCTAGCGACACTATTGACCTGACTCATATAGTCCGGCAAGCCATAGCGCAAGGGAGGGCGAGATGATAATTCTAAGTATGGGAGTAGTAATAACTTTAGTAATTGGCTGGCTTTTACTGGAGGTAGAAGATAAGATCAAGGGATGACCAATAAACTAAGGCTAGTGCTGGCGTTATCGCTGGCACTAGCAACAATTACTGTGTTGCTTCCCCACGCTACTCAACCGGAGAGGGAGAGGGAAATCCCTCCTGCAAAGATTGTTAAAGAATCCAAACACGATACACCAGAGGAAAGGAAGGCTAATGAGAGAACTGCCAAGTTATTTGCGAGTGCTGGATGGGGGTGGAGAGGGCGAGAGTGGGTCTGCCTCAAGTCCCTTTGGACCGCTGAAAGTAGGTTTGATTCAAAGTCAGACAACCCAAGATCAAGCGCTTTCGGAATTGCTCAACGACTTAGAGAGAAGGATAGACGAGCTGAGATTCAAATTCTTCACGGTCTTAGATACATTCAACATAGACATCAAACCCCGTGTAGAAGCTGGAACTTTTTTTCCAAGCACCGATGGTATTAAAGAATGAAAGTCGTATCTCTATTCGCCGGAGTTGGTGGCTTTGATCTAGCAGCGCAACGCGCTGGCTTTGAGATCGTAGGTCAGGTTGAGATAGATAAAAAGTGTCAGGAAGTTTTACGCCGTCGCTTTCCTGAAGCGTTACTACACGATGACGTAACCACAGCTACTCAATGGGCAAAGGAGAATGATTTAATTGGACAAGTTGATATCGTCTGCGGGGGATTTCCCTGCCAAGATGTCAGTGTCGCTGGCAAGCGAGCTGGAATTGCGGGAGAACGAAGTGGATTATTCTACGACGCAATACAATTTGCGAGGGAAGTCAAAGCACACACAATCATTTTGGAAAACGTCCCAGGACTTCTATCAAGCAACGAAGGACGCGATTTCGGAGTCGTCATCTCTGAAATGGCCGACGCAGGGTATAGCCACATCGAGTGGAGAGTTCTGGATTCGCAATTCTTTGGAGTCCCCCAACGCCGTCGTAGAGTGTTCATTATCGGAAGTTCTAGAAACCCAAGTGGAACCCCGATTCTCGTTGAGCGCGAAGGCTTGCGAGGGGATACTCCGAAGATCAAGTCGCAGGGAGAAAGTCCTACCACCAGCACTTTACGAAGCTTTGGTCAAACAGGTTTCGCAAAATACTCCGAAGGAGTAACAACACTTACAGCTACAACCTACAAAAGACCGGAAGATAATGTTGTGGTTCACCAAAAGTAGAAGAGCGCAGTCAGATACTGATTACGAAACTTGGATTGAAGGAGGGGTAATGCCTACGCTTAACTCATTTGATAATGGTGACGTAAGAACCACTATTATCATTTTTCACCCACATAGATCTGACGGGGCAAGGATTCAAGGAGATACCATCAACACCTTAACAAGTTTTATGGGAACAGGAGGATTGAATACACCTATGATATCAACTGATACTGTAAGAAGGCTGACACCAACTGAGTGTGAAAGGCTGCAAGGATTCCCTGATGGTTGGACTGATGAGCAAACTGACTCTCATCGTTACAAGCAAATGGGTAATGCTGTAACAGTAAACGTTGCTGAATGGATATTTAACAGAGTATCTGATACGATAGGTTTATAGTGTTGTAGCGTTAAACCCTTTCCGCTCCACTATAAAATAAAGGCTCCGTTTGCTACCCCTTTCGGAGCCTTTTTTAATTCTCTGTAGAGTAGAACCCTGGGCCATTAAACTTGATCTGTGGTGAGTGCCAGACACGCGACATAAGTATCCCGCAATCTCTACAGGTAGGAGATCCAGCTTCACTATCAAAGGATCGTTCAACCTCTAATCTGCTAGCGCAGAAGTCACATCTGTATTCATACACTGGCATCTAACTGCACTCCTGATTCTAATGGCAGGAAACCTACCACCTTATCTATCTTAGATTTGTTATTGAAATCTGTGGTTACGGGCAAGTACTGTGTATCCCAAGTGATAACCATATCGGGAGTGAGATGAAAAGCCCAGACACCCTCCGGTGTGGAGTTGATATACCAAGGAGCAAGATCTCTTGCTCTAGCTGCAAGGATCAAGTTGTCATACTTAGATTTTTCAATCAGCAAGGTAGGGTAATGAGTACGCCTAGATTTTAATTCGATATACATCTTGAACTGTTCAGTAGTGCAATCGAAGGTATCGTAAGTGCCTTCAGACTTGACAAGATCTGGATAGTGACTATCTTTGAGATACTGGAATAGCTCTGCCTCTTTCATTATTGCCAAGGGTTATCTCCGCCTAGTATTCTTTGAAGTGAGCGCAAGGCGCTCTCGCAACGGCGATCTGCTGTTGAGGTAGAACATTCAAACCGTTCAGCAACCTTCTCTAAGGTTAGATTCTCGTGATACCTAGCCGCTAGTAAGATCCGATCCTTCTCTTCCATCAGTTCATACCCACGCTTGATATCAATCAGCATAGCCAGTAATCCTCTACCCTCTGCTGGTGCAGAAGTGTGCCTTGGAGTACCATCATCTACTAACTGTTGCGCTTGTTCTAAGATCGCACCATCAAAGATATGACTAAGGATATGTGGCAACATCTGTGCCAAGGTAGAAGTTTCATAAAAATATTCATCACCGGATACATAGCCAGACTTAGCTGCCTTCTCCTTGCGAGCATAACGCTCGCACATTCTCTTTAACTGCCACCATAACCGGCGTTCATTATGCTTACGGATCTCTGGATCTGGCTCGGAAGTAGCATCTACTATCTGTTGATGGCGAGAGGTGGCCCAAGCCCAAGCCTCTTGCATCATATCATCGCGTTCAGTCCACTTATTATATCTACGATATACAGTTAGAACTACACCGTAGATAGCCTCCGACACCCCTTCTGGAAAGGGTTTGTCAGTCACAATCTATACCTGAATCCTTTGTGACTTTCACCAGAGATAGGATCTTAATTGCTAAGAAATCTATGTAGTTGCTGGCATCTGCCAGCTCTTCAACTAACTCACGCACTGTATCTTCAAGCGTGTATCGCTCAAACTTTTGACTGCCACGACCTGAGTATTCTCTAGCACCAACGCCAGAGATACGACTTGATCTAAGTGAGGCAAAGGATTCAACAAAGGACACTAGATCTTCAGTTGATACTCCATCATTACGAAAAGTTAATACCGCAGGATGGTCTGCTAGTGGCGCACCGGTGGAATCTGTATCCATAATTGTCCTTGCTCTAGGTCTGCTTGGATTACTATAAAGCCCAATCCATTCAGGATTCTGATCGCCTCCATCATCACTCGCTTTTGTTCCACTGAAATCCCAATCGCTCACGAGTGCGCTCCTTACCTTCTTGCAGGTAACAATCCGTTATGTCCATTCCTGCCGGTAATAGTATAATGGTAGTGTTCTGTAATTCACCTGCGACACGCTTGGCAAAGTCTTGCCCAGGATTAGATCCATCATCTTTCAAATCATTATCTCCAACAACTAAAATACTTTTGTACCCCTCTAACATCTTTACATAATGTGGCTTCCAACTAGCTACCCCAGGACACCCTACTGCTGGTATATCTAATAACTCGGAGCAAACAATCGTATCTAACTCACCCTCGCAAAGAACTATGGTATCTGAATCCTTATCTATATCTGTAACGTTATAGAGATGGGTCTTCTGTCCAGTAGGTGAGCCATATTTTGGTGAACCATCATCTAATCTGCGGAACTTATATCCAGCTACTGTTCCAGATAGAGTTACATAAGGAATTGATAGCCATCCCTGATGGCCTTCGTGTCCTGGATGGTTGTTGATAATAGTTCCAAGCCACTTGTTATCTGCTACCTGGCTAGAGATCCCACGTCCTTCTAAGTACTCGGTTGTTCTTTGATCCCGACCCTCGCAGTATTCCAGTGCCCGACTTCTCAATGATTCTACCTGCGATAAGTTTAGCATCCTTAAAATCCACTCCCTCTTTAATTTTAATAAGCGCGATTGCATCCCCACCCTGAGCGCAAGTATGACAGAAGTAAACCTGTTTAACTGTATCTATCACTGCACTCTTGCGAGTGTCTTCGTGTAAGAAGCAGCGCACACTTACATTCTTTCCCTCTTTTGTTTCCCCACCGTAGTAAGCAACAACAGGTTCTATTGGTATAGATTCCCTAGAAGAGAAACTTCTTTTACTACGGCGTATCCTAAAATCATTCAACTTATTCTTCTTCTGTTACTGGTTGTACTTCCAACTCGATACCGGATACAAACATCTCGTAGCTTCTTACAGCAGTAGGATATTTTAAGTAGCCTCTAAACTTTTCCTCTGCCTCATCTGATGAGTTAGCAAGGACAACACCTTTATAGACTACTCGTTCCCTACCAATAACTTCATACTTATTTAGCATCTTCTGCTTCCTCTTCGACAACTTCTACTTCTGGTTCTGGTGGTACTACTGCTTGTAGTATCTCAGTTGTTGTGATGATTCCCTCTGGTACTGGCATTATTACTCCTTGTTTCCATAACCTGCATCTCGTAGCAGGTTGACTAATTGTTCTACTGTCAACATACATACCCAATCACTGATGGACTTCTCACCTTGACCGTTCAGACGTAGCACAGCGATACGGATATCCCCATCCTTAGCCCTGTCCTTCATCTGTCGCATCGTTTCCGCAGGTGAGAAGCCTGTGCGAGCTTTGACCTCCCAGTCAATACCCACAGTACCAGTGACATCAGAGCCTGACCTTCCGGCTCCAGTGCTTTCAGCAAAAGGAAAACCGTTCTCCACTAAGTACATAGCAAGTACTTTTTGGGAGCGATAGCCTCTATGCTTACGAGCCTGACTCACGCCAACTCTTTCTCAATATCCTGAATAGTTGGACAAGGATAAAGACGAGTACATCCTTCACAGATATATTCATTCTTTGTTGGCACCCAATCAGGTATTTTATGTGGCTTATGCAACTCTATTACTGCACGAAGAGCAAAGTATGGAGTTTCTGGAGTACGACTATTCATATACTGCTCACTGTTTACAATAAATAACAGTTCATCGTGTGTCATCTGGCTCGCTTTATCCTTTGAATAGATCGGGTAAGTTCTTTTATCTTATCAAGATTATTTACACCATCTTCTTCCAGAAGGGTATAAATCTTTTGATTCATTAACTGTATTGTCTGCTCAATAGTTTTCACAATCGTTTCTACCTCCTGTTCAATCTCCAACGCTACAGCCTCTCTAATAGATTGCTCTGGATCTTTATAGAAAGATGCCTGAGCATTACAAAGGCTGCAAGGATGGAATACTTCTGACATTACTTCTTCTTCGCTACCTTCTTGACTGGCTTTGCATCTTCAAGTTCTTCTGCCCATAACTCAAACTGGTGCATCATAATAACCTCGTGTAGTTTTAATTTAACGTAGGTAACAAGCTGCCATACTGCTATTAGTGCAACACCGGTCCAAAATAATTCTAAGTTCATAACTCTCCCATCGCTGAATGTCTATAACTTCTACCTTGCGAATCGGAATCTCCGATCTGACAAGTCGAATAGTTTACAAATAAGGAAGCGTAATCGCTTCCATCAGCAGAGTGTGGTCCAAATCTGTTCTTGACTGGAGCAACTCTTAATATAGATTCCATCGGATTGAAGGCCAATGTAACTATCAGTGAAGGTAACTGTGAGATCTTACCGTGAATAGCCCGTCTAGGTGGTGGCATATCAGACTTACCAAACTCACTTTGTTCGCTGGTGTGATGAAGCACCAGTAAGCAAGCCTCGGTAGTACGAGCAAGGTGATGGAACTCAGTCATAATTGTCCGAAGTCCAGACCACTCGTTCTCTTGTTCTGCTACCACGTTAGACAAGTTATCTACAACTATTAACTCTGGTGGCATACCGTAAAGTTCTATGTATGCCTTAACTTCCAGCTCGATATCATCCAGACTAGGTGACGGATTAAATACCCAACGGATATTACCGAGCTGACTTAATTGATAGCGATAGAAGTTTGAAGTTAACTCCAAGTTCTGCTCTACCATCAACTGACTGTGGTTACTTAGATGTGCTGCTGATCTAATTGCAACTGTAGTTGTATCAGTATCAGCAGAAAAGAATAAGGTTGGAACTTTGGTTTTAATTGCATAGATCAAAGCGAACATAGATTTACCAGCATTTGGTTGCGCTGCAACCATACAGACCTGTCCCCTACGGAACTTGATCTGCTTGGCTGCTAGTGAGCGCCACGCATCGGGAAGAGGCACAGCTTTTGACTGCGTACCTTTCCACGCTCGCTGCAAATCAAGCAAATTTACCCTCCAACGACTTAAACTTTATCCCTGTTTTCTTACGTATCATACTTCGTTCATACTCTGTAGCCCCACCCCAGATACCAAAGGATTCGTGCCTTACTCCCCAGTCCAAACAATCTTTCTGGAACGGACAGTTACCACATACTTTTTTAACAGTTGCCAATTGTCTAAATCCGTACTTGGTTGTCGCACCAACTGTTTGATCTGCGTAGAAAACATCCGTACCCATTTCTCTACAGGGTGGGTTTTCAAATTCCCAAGGTGGCAACATATTTACCCTGACTACAGGTAAATGTTTTTACATTTGTCCGTTGACTCTTTAGGAGCCGCGCACATATAACCTCTCCAAGGTCCCTTATTTCCTACACCTTCACGATAAGTCATTCCTCCGTGACGGCAATCTGGTGCATTAGCAGCAGCACTAGCAGAAGCTACTGACAGTGCTGATGCTGGTGCTGTAGGTGCTATTGATGATGCTGGTCTAAGTGATGCCACTCCACGTAATGATTGTGATGTTGACATAATTAGAGTAGCAAGATCTTGAATGGTAGTTAGATGTTGTTCAAGTTCTGCTTGATTAGCAGCATAGATATTTATCATATCTCCATCTTTTTCCCACTTAAAGTTAATCTGTAACTTTGTGCTTGGATCACTCGCCATCTAAATCATTTCCTCCCGTTTGTTTAACCGACTTGACTTCAAGCCGGAGACTTTCTTTACCTGTCTTTGTTGGTAGAAAACCAAGTAACTTTTCTACTTCATCAGAATCCACTGTACGCCTTCCGGCGATTGGTGTCCAGATAACTTGAATACCATCATCTGTAACTCCAGTGTGGCCTTCTAACAGAACCTTAATCTCATCCTTAACCTTAGTCAACTCTTTTATCTTTTGATCTGTATCAAGGTATTGAACTGCTGCATTACTAACGCTGTACTCAGCTAAGCGCACCATAGGTGCTTCATCTTTTTTTATACCGGTACAACCAACCTCACCAGATTCATCATAGAACTTACAGTAGAACCGGCAGTAAGAAACTGCATCCTTCTCTGGTGCTGGAACTGTATCTGTTGCTTTGATTTCATCCAACCAGGCAAGTGCTTCTAGCGCGATTAATTCGTTATATGGTTCTGAGTACATAATTACATCGCGCTCATCACCATCACGGGAGATAGCCACCAGTGCTACTGTGTCAACAGGATTACCTGCACCGTGTTTCATCAGGTATCCGTATGTCTGGACTTGCCAGATCTGTTGCTTGCTTGGGAAGTATCCTAGTGTCTTGGACTTTACTGTCTTCCAATCCACAATCATCTTTTCTTCAGGTATGTAGCAGTCAACGTGCGCTTTCATACCATTGAAAGCTACCTCAGTTTCAAGCCAAAACTTTATACCCTGCGGATCTGCCTTACTTAAAGCTGCTTCTATCTCAGTGTGGATAGCAGTACCCATAATCGCTGCGAGTTTAAGGTCATTGGTGTTAGTTTCAGGTTGTGAATTTAACCGATAGAATACTTTTCTACGGCACGAACCTAACTCCGATGGACCGATCTCTGGTTGTAGTGATCTGGCGCGACCGGAATCTTTGTTCCGTAGCGCCGTGATTAGCTCATCTATTACATTCATTGTTCCTCCTAAGAGCGAGTGTACTCCCACCAGAGAAGTAATCCAAAGATTGTGTGTCACCCTCGGCGTGTCGCTTCGGAGAATGTGTGTACAATACGAGCCATAGGCGAGTTACAGTACAGGGGTGGCTTGAGGCCACCCATACGGTACCGTCTAGAATGGCCTAAATCGCCCTGCTTTAAGGCGTGTCGGGCCGTTTTCTCAACGAGGTAGGGTGATTGTATGGGTAAGGATATTTGGGAGGCTCACCTCCCTGATAAACGGGGAATTGATCTCCGAGGTACTCCTACTCATAAATGCGTATGTGGTAATGGACTTTTTGTAATGATCGGTGCTTTCGAGGATAGTGAATTAGCCTTCTATTTCCTTGATGCCGAGTGCCTTAACTGTGGGAATCTGGTGACTCTACCTACTCCAGTGGACTATGACCAGGACTCACTAATTTAAGGCATAAAAAAAGAGGGCCGCCCCTTACGGGAACGGCCCTTTGCCTCGCAGTAAAACTTATACTTTGCTGTAGTGCTTAGCTTTCTTGTCTAATGCCTTCATTCCTGGACCAGCAAATGAAGATAAAAATACAGTGGCATATGCCTTTGGATCTGTAATTCCAGCCATATACAAAGCAATACAAGATGCTACGCCAGCCCGTAGGTAGGACATCAACATAGCCTGCGCTTTGTCTTTAGTAACTTGAGTCATTATTAGCCTTCCTTTTTAGGTAAAGGTTTTACCTTAGCCTTTACTTTATTTATTACCTTCGCCTTACCAAGCCAAGGAAACCAAGGAGATGTATCTGTACCAGCGGTATCTTTGATTGATATGTGAAGATGTACTGGATGTGCGTAACCGTCAAAGTCACGATCACCCTTTTCCTTGGACCAGATGCGACCTTGGAAAATCAAGTACTTGACCCTTGGGTCACTCTGTAATTCTACAAATGCTTGCTTGCAATCAATACCATCTTTAGGATCGTGGGTTAGATCGCAGGCATAGCCTGAGTTATGATCTGAGTTAGGATTTTTGGATAAATGGGCCTTGCTTGGCAGCAAACCATCTGATGCCTTCTTGCGCTTTGGTTTCAATGCTGTCGCTTGACGAAGTACAGCTATCGCTGCTGGTTGTGCTGCTCTTGCTAGTGGTATCATTTTTTCTCCAGTAGTAATCGGTAGATGTCATCAACTCTGTTCTCTAATCTTTCTAATCTGGCTGTGTTTTTTGTAACGGAGTCCTTCATACTTGACCCGCCATTGGGACGAAGTTCCATTAGGAAAGATTTTACCATCCATCGGATTCCCATACTTACGGTAGCCAGTACACCTAAAAGTCCAGATACAAACATTACCCAGTCAGTAGCGCTCATCAGACTGTTCTAACTGTTACTAATAAAATACCGCCAAATCCACTAAATCTTTTATCCGTTGGAGTTTTATTCATAAAGTCCATCTCTTCAATCAATCCGATGTAAACTTCTCCGGTACGGAAATCCTCAACTCTTACTGTATTGCCTTGGCTTTCCAAGGTCTCTATGTCGTACAGTCTGTCGTAGGCTCTTCCGTCATAACCAACCTCATTACCAAAGGCATCTGATTCGTGGTCATAACAGGCTAAAGGGTATTGAATTAAGCGCTGGCGTGGTACGCCAGGTAATGATTTAAGTTGATAGCCAGTAAGTAAAGGTCCTAGTAAGGTGTTAGTGCTTGATCTACTTATCGTAAACTTAAAGCCTAGATACTGTTGACCACCGGCAGGGTATGGAATACCTATCTCGCTTACACCAGATCCCTGTGCAAAGGAACCAATATTGTATTCAACACCAGCACTATCAACGGAGTTGATCTGAAAAGCACCATTTGTATTATCAATCTTAGGTAACAGCAACTTGAATATCTTATTTTCTAATGTGTTATATCTGATGTAACCAGTTTGTAAATAGCCACTAGCTACCAATGATGTTGTTGATTCAGCCCAGACATTATTACCTGTAGTAAATGCTATACGATCTGAGTTGCCAAAAAAAGCAATTTGAGTAGCAGCAGCACTAACACCGGTAGCAATCAAGTCCCAAGCATAAGGAAATACTATTGCATTACCAATAACTGTGGATAAATCTATGCGAAGCAACCCTGCTTCGCCATCTACTGTAGTAGTTACATAAGCAAAACGATCAGCAAAAGAAACATCATTACAAGCAGCATCGCTGTAAAGTAATGGACCGTAGGAGATATCTCCCTCTGCGGATACCACACCTACTCGCACTCCCTTGCTAGTAGCAAGGACTGCATAAGTTCCAAGGTAAACATCAAAGCCGTTAATACGTTCACCTGCTGGTAGATCTACAGTAACTGTAGGTGTTCTAAGGGTTGGAAATCCAAGTGTGTTGGCTACGGCTGTATCTAAAGTAATCTTAAAGATGGAACTTGAGGTTCCATTAGGATCATATCCTGCTACATAGATAGCAACCGGTCCCTCAGCGATAGCAGACCATACCCAAGATGTGTTTGGATGAGTGTATAAAGCGGTAGGTAATGCGGCAGAACCCGAAGCATTAGCATTTAATTCGTACAATATATTTTGTCTGGCTAAGAATAAACGTTGTTTAACATAACGCATAGTAGCTCTGGTTGTAGAAGGAGCATCGTAGATCTCAGAATCTGTTGGGCTTGCTCCTACTAAACCTCTATGTACTTTTGTACCGTTAATAAAGTAATAGTTAGATCCATCATTAGTAAGTGAAAAAATGGTTGATGGTGTACCAGCTTGGGCAATAGTAGAAGAAACAGCAGCAGAGGTGATCTTCTTTAATGCAGTTCCATCTGTGATGTAGATACAGTCATTAGTGCCATCATTGACACCAATCAATTGACCTGCCGCAGCACCACTATAAAATACTGCTGTGTCATTAAGAAGGGTTGCTTGACCCTTTGTCCATACATCTAAACCTTTAGACTCAGTAAATTGGAATCGCAAAGATTCATCCTGAGCTGGCTCAAAATACTTAATCCCCGCTCCTAAATGGAACGAGGATTGGGATCTAAACCACCAGCCAGTGAGCGACTGCTCACCCGCTTCTCGCGTTTGATCGTATTGTTGTTTCTGATACTTAGCAGTTACTCTGCGGTAAGGAGTCTCATCACTGGTACTCATAAAAAATGGCAGAGTGTTAATTGCTACATCGTAACCAAAGTCAGAAGGTAAGTATGAGACAGATGATGAAGGATTTGACAATGGAAAAGCAATATCGCGGTAGGCACCACTTTCAGTAATATCATTACCGTAAGCCATTGTTCTCCTTTGATTTCATCTGTTCATCTAATGGGTCAGACCTATACTCCCAAGTAGGGATATCTTCTGTTGTGCAATTACCTGTCAGTAAAGACATTACCTTTACGCAAACTTTGTTTGTGATGCAAGAACAGAGTATGTAGGAGTACCGGATAGTTTTGTAATGTTGTATGTGTAAACATCTACTGAAGAAGCGTTACCCGCTATTGGTGCTGTGCCACCCTGCCATTTAGTAGTAACACCAGTAGTAGTACCATCAATTTGTACCGCAGTATTGTAGTAAGCAGTTGCTCCGTTGGTTACTGAGAATACAACAGTTACTGAATTGTTGGTACTCATAAGAGATGCAAGAGTGGTGCTTGCATCCCCCCGAACGTTTACTACAAAGTTTCCGCTTGCATTTGTGGTGTAATAAAGAACTGCTTGTGTTTTGTAATCATAATTGACAGTACCGGTAGCTGCTGTTGCAGATATTGTGTTAATCTCCTGTGGAGATTTTAAGGTTGCATAATTGCTATTTGGAGAAGTAAGGGTTTTGTTTGTAAGGGTATCTGTTGTAGCCTTACCGACAAGAGTGTCAGTTGAGGTAGGTAATGTAAGAGTTCCAGTGTTGGTAATTGTTGATATCACAGGTGCTGTAGAAAATGTCTTAGCGCCAGTAATTGTCTGTGAACCAGAGGTTGTTACAGCGATAACTACTGTATCTTCAAAGTGTTGGGCATCATTACCAGTAAATACG